TATCATATAAATTTGCCTTTTCATCAGTTATATATTTCCAAAGGAAATAGTAGTTCTCTTTAATAAAATCCATTAAATGTAACTTATTTTTAATAATAACACGTTGAAATAATAATTGATATACGATTTTAATTATATCATCGGGTTTTAATTCCATGTATTTTAGTCCATATAAACTATAATCGGCAATTAATTCTGCCTCATAATATTTATAGGCAGAAGTCTTATTTTTTCCAAAGATAACAAACGCATTTAAATTATCATATAAATTTAGTGCATGAAGCATTATTTGGTCAATATCATCGTCAAAAACATGTATTAAACGGCGATTTTTACGAATTATATTAGATTTATCAATTATTGCAACATTTTTATAGTCTAATTTTGAATACACATTTTTGATAGGTTCAGCTATGTCATCGAATTTTTTTAAAATCATATTATTAAATATATTATGATGTATTATTCAAACATTTGATATAATGAAGTTCATTATATAAAATAATTCAGTTTTTACAAATTTAATCTTTATAAAATAGTTTTTATAAAAATATTTAAAGAATATTTAATTAATTATTTATATTAACAATGTTTGGTGTAATAAACTATGTAAAAAATGTAATAAATGATATTAAAAATACTATTAAAAATACTATAAAAAAAAATTTTTTAGAAAGTAAAAATTTAGATACAGATAATATAATTTTACAAGCACAAAATGTATTTGTTTTGAGTATAAGTTTAACATCATTATATATATCATTTCAATATTATCCATATATAACTGGTAAATTTAGTACGAATTTATTAGAAACGGGGAACGGTCCAAAAATGTATGATGCTCTATTTAAAATTATAATAATACATTCAATTATAGATTTATTTTTTATAAAAAAGTTTGATATTATAGTTCATCATCTTTTAATATTAGGATTTTCATTATACTATTATTATTATAATATTGACCTCGATAATATATATTATATTGTATATTATATTATCAATATTGAATTATCATCTATTTTTTATGTATTTAAATATTGGATACCTGAAAATACAATAATATTTATTATTAATGGATTAATTTTTTATGGAACATTCTTCAAATATAGAATATTTGATTATTACATACATATAATCAGTAAAGATTATTTAGATAAAATTATTAATAAATATTCTTATTCAAATTATTTTATATCAAGTGTACTAATAGCTTCCGTATATGGAATTTTTATTTTAAATTTATATTGGTTTTCAATTTTAACGAAAATGTTGTATAAAATGATTTGGAAAAATATTATTAATCCATTATTTGGATATAAAATTAATAAAGATGTTATAGTACAATATTTATGTTCATATATTTATTTTCTAAATATTCCATTGGCAATATATATTTATTATAATAATTTAAATGAAAATAATAATTTAAATGAAAATAATAACGATAAATTAAAATACTTAATTGATATTACGGGGATTGTTTGTTTAAGTATTTCATCATACAAGTATCATTATGATATATATAAAAGATTGTATTTAAAGGAAATAGACTATTATATAATACCAAGCAAAGAGAATATTATATATTTTTTTGATGATTGTATATTTATACAATTAAGAACATTTTTAACGTTAATAACATCGTATTATGATACACACTTTTTTATACCAATAAGTATTATATCAGGTATATTTCATTTATCGAGTTTATATAATATTATTATAAATATATTAAAATATTTATCAATAATTGATATTGACGACGAATATATAAAAAGATACTATATAAAAATACATTATATAATAAGTATTATACCTGTAATAGTTGATACTTTATTTATATATATAAATTCGAGCCATAATGCGGGAATACCATTTTTATTTATTAATATTCTAATGTTAATAACTTATTTTGTAGAAACATTTTATGAATTTACACATTTTATTTTTCATATATTATTAATTATTCAAACTTATTATTTATGTTTATCACATTGTGGTTTATAATTTCATTATAATTATACAATATTAATAGCTTTATTATCATTATCCGCGTTAATAGTTTCATTATTATTGTTTTTGTTTTTGTTATTGTTTTTATAATAATATGCATTATAATAATGGAATTTATATTAAAAAATAAATATCAATATTTTTAATATATAATATATAATATATAAATTATTTTTTTATAATATTAAACTACTTAAAATAATAAATAATAGTTATATTAATATTATAATTTATTAAATGAGCAAACAAGAAATAGAATTAAATAAAAACAATGTTATTTTTAAAATATATACATTAGGTCCTAATAAAGATAATATATTTTATAAAGATTATACATTAACATTAGATTTAAGAATAAGTGAAATAAAAAAACAAATTGCGAATGATATAAGTAATGGTGAAAATGAATATGTTCATTTAGAAAATATAACAGAACGTATTTATAAAGATTTTGGTAAATTATTTTTTGAAAAAGGTCAATTACCAATTACATTAGATAATTACAAGTTGGAACAATTTACTAATGGAAATAGAACTTATTCATTTATAGCAACCATAGGAGTTTTACCGAAAAGTATTATTAAAAAACCTAATATTGAAAGTTCTACATTGAAAAAATTGATTCATGAAGAAAGAAAAAAGAAAACTGATGAATTTGTACTATATACTGATGAATTTCCTCCTTTATCATAATATGTGAAATAATATTTTTATATAAGGTGGAAAATAAATATAAAAATTAATATAAATATTATAATTAATATAAATATTATAATTAATAAATGATTTTTAAACAATTTATATTATTTACTTTTTTAACATTAAAAAAATATACATATTTATTTACTACAAGAAATAAATTATTTTTTAGTAATACAAACGAAGGTAATACCGGGAATAGTACAAATACAAGTATATCCTCTGGAATTATTACCGAAGTTTCTACAGAAGTATCAACTGGAATACCTTCAAGCATTTCCCGTTTAGAAATTATACCTTCAAATGCACTTATGTATAAATATATATATTTACCAAATATTAATTTTACAAATAAAATAAAACTTTTAAAAACATATAATATAGTTATTCCAAAAAATAATACTTCTATATCAGGAATGGATAATAGATATAATCAAACATCTAAAAAAAATTTAACTGAAATAAATAATATAATAGATAATGAAAGGAAAAAAAAATTACTTGATAATTTGATGAATCCATATATTTCTAAAAATGACAAATTAAAATTACTCGAAGACAATGATATTATAAACAATGATATAAAAGTGATAAATATATTGAGAGGTGGTTTAACAAGAGATTGGTAATTTATAATAATTTATAGTTTAATTTATTAAATAATTTATTTAATAAATGGATTTATTTAAAATATATAATTAATATAGTAATGAGTAATAACTCAAATAATAAAAATAATAATAATAATAAAATAAACAAACTTATAAGAGGATATATTAAAAGCCCCTCTGATAAATATGTTTTTTATGATAAATATATACCAGACGAATTAAAAGATGCATTTAAAAAACCAATAGGTCTATATGATCCATTAGGTGAAAATATAAATCCTTTAACAGGGGAACCTTATAAGAATGTGTGGATAAATACAAAAAAAATACCATATAATAGTGGCAATGCCATGGGTAAAATTGTAGATAAAACCTATATTAATTGGGCATATATATGGACGAATCTACCACTTTTTTCAATTATAGGAGATATTATTAATTCTATTCGTGAAAATAATATTACAGTTATTAAAGCTGGAACAGGTGTAGGTAAAAGTTTTTTAGCTGGTCGTATATGTTCACAAGCGTTTAATTTTCAAAAGAAGATTATTATGACACTTCCTAAAAAACTACTTGCCAAAGAAGCAGCAGAAACAACATCAATAACATGTGATGTGGTTTTAGGTGAAGAAGTAGGATATTATTTTAAAGGAAAAAGAGAGATGGATAAAGGAGGTAAAGAGTCAAAAATTATATTTACAACAACAGGTTCTCTTATTCGTAAGTTAACAGGTGATGACCCGTATTTAAATGAATATGATTGTATAATTATAGATGAAGCACATGAACGAAGTGTTCAAACTGACCAGATTATATTATTTTTAAAGAAAGCTTTAGAAAAACGCAAAGACTTAAAGATTGTTTTTATAAGTGCAACACTTAATACAGAAGAATTTAAAAAGTATTATAGTGGTAATTCATTTAATGTTATTGATATGGGAGATGGAACATCATACAAAATTAAAGATTATTATGAAAAGCATAGACCATTAGATTGGCAAAAACTTGCTGTTGAAAAGGTAATAAATATTTTGAAGTCGGGTAGTGACGGTGATATATTAGTTTTTATAAAATCGCGATCTGATGGAAATAAAATGAGAAATATGATAGAGTCACTTATTAAAACTTTAGGTAATAAAGAAAATCCATTTATGACTATTTTAGATGCAGGTGTTACTGACGATAAAGAGAAAGATTATGCTATTAAAGAATTTGCTTATAAAAATCATCCTGATCATGATATTACTAATCCATATACACGTAAAATTGTATTTTCTACAAACGTAGCTGAAAGTTCATTAACTGTAAAAGGTGCTGTTTTTGTTATTGATTGTGGTTTAGCATTAGAAGATTTATATGATCCTTTAAAAAATGCAAGTGCTTTGTTAGAAAAATTTGTTAGTAAGAGTGCCGTTAAACAACGCAGAGGTCGTGTAGGTAGAACTAAAGACGGTGAATGTTATCACTTGTATTCTGAAAAAGAGTTGGAAGGATTTATTGATTTTCCTATACCATCTATTCAAAAATCCGATTTAACAATGGATATGTTAGATATGATGAGAATACAAACTATAGAAAATATTAATAGTAAAATAAATATTAATAGTAAAACAAAGAATACTAAAAATAAAATAAATAATAAGGCTATTAATACAGTTAATGTAGTTAATTCAATTAATAAAAAAAATAATAAAAAACTCGTTCCATATATAAACAATTTTGCAGAATTGAAAAAATTATTAAATGAAATGATGTCTCCGCCCGATAAAAAGTTTATAGACAGTGCTCAATTAAATTTATATTCAATGGGCGCTATTACATCATTAGATGATAGTGCTGTTTTAACAGATTTAGGTCGCGGAATTTCAAAATTTAGTGGTATACCACTTCATTTAGGAAGGGCTATTATTGCATCATATTATTATCATAGTCCAAATAAATCTGGATATAGGGTTTATTATAAAGATTATATTATACCAATTGTTGTTATAATTCAACTTATTCAAGGTCGTATTGAAAATCTTTATTTAGATTACAAACCAAATAGAAAATTATCAAATGCAGAATATAAAAAAGAGGCTGAATTATTTAAAAAGAAACAACATCAATTCGATAGTAAATATGGGGATTTTTTAACGATACATAATATTTATCAAAAATTTCGCGAATATATGAAATTACCAAAAACAATTGTTAATAATACTCTTTTAAAAGGAGGTGGTTTGAATAATAACAATAATAACACAAATAATGCTGTTGTTGATGTTCCTATTAAAACATCACAATTGACAAGAAAAACTAAAGGTGATGCTAAAAATTGGTGTATTGAAAATGGTATTAGTCCACGTATTTTTGTAGGAAGTGATAATAATAATTGGGACAAAGTTGGGAATGAATCTTTTAAAATCGCGCGTAAATTGATGGATATTGTTCAACCACCTGAATTAAGATTTAAAAAATTTAAAGAATATAAAGAAAATGGTGGTGTTTTTAATAAAAAAGAGATTAAAAATGAAATCAAAATAAATAAAACGAATGAAGGTGTTATTGATAAAGAAGATTATATATATATTGAAGATGATATAAATGATGATATAACTGATGATATAACTGATACGGAATCTATACTTATTGAAGGAGGGGCTGTGAAATATGGTGGTTATAATAAATCTAATTTTGAAATGAATTTTTTCCCTGATATTAAAATTTTTAGTAAAGAGGAGGATAATATTTTAATGATATTAGCACACGGTCTTTTTATTAATATTGTAAAACATATATCTGGTGCAAAATATAAAACATGTTATCCAATTGAAAAAGTATTTTGTCATCAAGATAAAAATTCAACTCTTTCAACTAAACAAAAATCGGCATTTTTAATGTATTATGAACTTATTATGTTACGTGAAGAACAGAAAGAATTAAAATTAAATTTAGTAACGAAGCTTCCAAAAGGTGTTACTGATGAAATTAAGAATAGATATAAAAAATATATTGAAGATTGTTATAAAAAGATTAATAATGTGATAAATAAAAGAATAAATAAAACGGTAAAACATGGTAAAAAACAAGGGAAAAAGTATGGTAAAAAAAGGTAAGTCTAATTTTTAATTATAAAATTATTATTTATTTGCTTTATATATGAATAAAATTTTAAATCTTGTGTAATATTTATAATTCTTTAACCCTTTACATAAATATTTTATAATACTACTTAAAGAATCTAGAACTAATAAGTTTATTTCGACTTTTATTCAGGTAAAGAGTTAACCCTTTACCTGAATAATATTTAAAATCGTGCGCATGGTGTAGGATTGTTTAAGTAGTATTATAAAATCTTATGTAAAGATTTAACTATTATTATTTGAAAATAAAAATACTTTTTCTAAATCTGATATTATTTCAGAAATATTTGAACATCTTTTATTTTTAATAATAATCATTTTTTTTAATATTACAGTAATTTTATTAACAATACTATCTGTAAAATTTGTGTTTTTAGAAATTAATTTTTGTACAATATTTATTGTATTACTTCTATTATTATTATTAGAAATTTTAAACTCTATTTTATTCTTATTTTCAGAATATTTTTGTATTAAAGATGATTTAATTAAAGATATATCATTATCTATAGATCTGTTATCATAATAATAATTTAGTCTATAACTTGATTTATACAACTTCTCATTTATAGATTTTGTACTAGGTATAATTGGACAAATCGGAATTAAAGTAACATCATCTGAATCTATAAAATAACAATAAAAAAGTATTAATTGAATAAAAAAACAGCCTAATGAAAAAATATCAAATTTTTCATTTACTGTTATATATTTATTTAATAGCATTTCAGGAGATGAATATAATGGAGTACCTCTCTTTTTTATTATGGAATTTTTTTAGCAATAAATCCAAAATCAATTATCTTAATTTGTATAATTTTAGAAAATTTTTTTAATTCTTTCACGTTATTTGATACTACATCGGTGTTTGATTCTTCCACAACTAAAAAATTTTGAGGTTTTATATCTAAATGAGAATATCCTATATTATGTAATATTTCTAATGCTTTACAACATTCAATCATTATATATATTATTATTTCTAAAGTTAAAATATTAGATTTTTTAAGTTCATTTATATATTTACCTAATTCTTTTCCACAATTATCCATTATTGCATATATATCAGAATCGTTTGATTTTTTATCAACAAATCCATATTCATGTAATATACATAAATATTTTAATTTTAATTTATCATTACTTTGTAAATATTTTTGTAATAATTCATGAAATCTTAACGATATATATTCTTCATATGTATATCCATCATCTCCAGTATTCTTTATAACTTTGAATATCATATTTGTACCATTTAATTTATAAACTTCTCCAAATGATCCTTCTCCAATAAGATTACCTAATTTAAAATTTTTAAAATTTTTTGAAAAATTATTTTCAATGCTTGGAATTATTATTTTTTTAAATTTTTCAATTGAAAGAGATGTTAGAGTTTTTTTTTTAGTTGGTTTAAACCATGAATATTCTCTTATTTTTTTATTATATATAGTTTGTAAATTATTATTATTAATAATTTCTGGCATATTATATATAATATATAATATATATAAGTGGTAGAATAATTAAAATTATAAATTTTAATTATTTTTAAAAAATATATTTTATATTTAATGAATAAATTTCTTTTAGAATTAATTAAATTTTATGTTAATAAAATAC